TTCGGATACACAGACTGGGGTTGGATTACACCACAAGGGGAATCCATAAGACCAAACGAACTAGATAATACTCATACTTCTATACTCAGAAGAATAGCAGAAACGAATCCTAATGCATCATTGGGTAGAAATCCGACAGAAACTGTTGCTACTGAGAAAGGTTGGGTCCGTTGGTTACTAGATAAACAATTCAACGAATTAAGATTCAATACTATCAACTGGAATGTAAATAATATTAATTTACAAAAAGCGATTGGAAGCATAGTCAACAAACATCTTTCTGCGGTAGAATATTCTTTTGAATGGCGTGGAAAATCTGGAAACAACAAAAGCATAGAAGTAACAGATCCAGGTGCTTTCATATTAAAACTTAGTGCTACAAGGAGAAAGCTTTTGAACGAAGAAGATGATTACGAAATCGAGATGATCTCTGGACAATTAAAGAAGATTGTAGATTTATCTATGAAGACTTTGAATATTATCCAGAATAAGACAGAACTACCTGCTTGGATTCAAGATAAGGTCTCAGTGTCTACTCATAATGCAGAAGCAATATTCGATTATTACAATTATTCAGAAGAAGAAGACATTCAAGAATTAAAGAATACAATTATTTCTGAAGCAACTTATAGTAATAAAAATGGTAAGAAGAAACTTAGTTCTTATTCTTCTAAAACAAAAAAATATATCAGACTCAAACAAATTTAATAAATAGATTGATGATAAATAGGTTATAAATTATGAATGATATTAATGTAGATAAGTCAAAGTTAATCTCGGTGTTAAATATTAATTTAGTAAAGCACCGAGAAGATTTTAAAGAAACGATGGAAGAATATAATCAAGCTTTCAGTCTTGATTTAAAGAAGATGGCAAAGCGTCATAAGGCAGGTGAACCTTCTGGCTTGGTTGAGTTTAATGCTAAGTTTTCACGTAAACCAGTTTCACATGAAAAAGCCTACACCCTTGCAATCGGTGCGCTGGCTTGGTCAGTCGATGATGTTATTGCTCTAAATTTTCATGATTTCGATAAGTACATCAACGACAATTGGGAATGGAAGCAACAATACGATTTAACTAAAAGTCTCTATAGCAAAACTCTATAAAATTATCTCTGAGAAAAGTTTGACATTCCGAACCAGAGTTGATATACTAAAAGAGTAGAGGAAAGCGGATTAACACCCCGGCAGAAACCGATCAAAGATAGAATAGGGTGAAAAGCAGTCCCGAGATCAAGGCAAGATGTGCTGCTGCCATTCTGAAATAGTGGATGGTTTACTTTGTAGTTTTCCTCTATACAAATTAATTTAAAATTATGACTATCTTCTTAGTAAAAGAAACGAGACAAGAAATCGATTGGGATGATTATAATGACACTATGGTCTCTTACAATCGAGGGACATTTTCTACTAGAGAATTAGCAGAACGATATGTTGAAAGATGTAGAGAATTTAAAAGTTTTAAATTCTTCGCACTATTCGAAATAGAAGAATTTGAAATAGATGAATTTCACGAATAAATTATGAGGAATGATAAAATGTTTAGTGTAGAAATTTCTGAAAATAAATTATTGCCAGTAACTATTAATCGAAATGACATTGAACCGGGGGCATATACGGTAACAACCAAAACCAATTATTCGAACAATCTACTTGAAAGTCAAACTTTTCTATTGTTGGTTGGATGGAATGGTTCTATGCTCGGCGTCGATTTAAACGACCCAGAAAAAACTTTACGAGACTTTAAAACTGATGACAATATTAAATATAATCAGATGTTTTATAATGTAAAGCCTGTCAAGAGTGTTCGCTTTGTTGTGGAACTTTAAAAAAAATAAGCTGGAGTTCAAAATATAATATGACTGAGAAAGATTGGAATCATAAACAAGTATTCGTATTCGGTTCTAATAAAGCAGGAAGACACGGTGCAGGAGCCGCTAAATTTGCTTGGAATAAATGTGGTGCGGTTTGGGGAATTGGAAATGGACGTGTTGCTATGTCTTACGCCATTCCTACAAAGAATGAAGTAATCGAAACTCTTCCATTATCTGAAATTCAAATTTATGTTAATGAATTTTTAGATTATGCCAGAGAGAATAAAGATATCGATTTTCAGCTAACACCAATCGGTTGCGGTCTTGCAGGATATAAACCGGTCGATATTTCTCCGATGTTTAAAGATTCCCCAGCTAATGTTATCCTACCGCCAGAATTTTTAGAAGTATCATAAATAATTTTATCATTTTGCTTTTTTACAAATAATTTTCAAAAAATAGAAAAAATATTATTGACAACCTCCTCTAGACCTGATATACTTTATATATGAACAACAACACCATCACAAAAGAAATTGCCGATCTTATCGGATTGAGTCCGGAAGAAATCTACGAAGAAGAGATGTTCGTCCGGGATGAATTTGACGACGACGAAGAAGATAATAACAACTACGAAGAATTTTGTAGTGACGTAGATTTTCACACATTAGAGGATTAAAATTTTTATGGATGACAATTTTTCTTCTTTAGTCGGAAAGACGATCACCGAGATTGAGGGTGGTTTCGACGGTTCAGAAGCAATTACTTTTTCTTGTTCTGATGGTACAATGTACAGAATGTTTCATTCACAAGAATGCTGCGAATCTGTTAGCGTTGAAGATATTATTGGAGATATTGATAAGCTGATTGGTTCTGTTGTTCAATCAGCTTATGTAGATTCTAATTGCGGAAATAATTGTGATGGTTTTTCTGGCACTGATGATGATGAAGAACAACAATGGACTTTCTATCGTATTACGACAATGAATGGTGAGACTGTCACAATTCGATGGTACGGAACTTCGAATGGATATTATTCGATTGATGTTTCTTTCGTAAAATTAAAAACAAGTTATTAAATTGAAATATTTTACTCAAATACATAATTATGAAAACAATTTATATTGATTTAGAAACCACTGGTCTAGATCCTGCAAAAAATGGAATCGTCCAACTCGCGGGTATGATCGAAATTGATGGTGAAGTTAAAGAATCATTTGATTTCAAAATGCAACCATTTGAAAAACAGATAGTAACAGAAGAGTCTCTAGTAATAAATAATCTTTCTATGGATATTATCAAGACATATCCAAAGCCTCTTACTGCATATAAACAATTCTCAGATATTCTTTGTTCTTATGTTGATCGTTTCGACAAGACAGACAAGTTTGTTATTGTAGGATATAATAATTCTAAATTTGATGATAACTTCTTACGAGCATTCTTCGAGAACTCCGGCGACAAGTATTATGGTTCTATGTTCTGGTGGCCCTCTATTGACGTTGCCATCCTTGCAATGAATCTTGTCAAAGAACATCGCAGCAAGTTTGTAAATTTTAAATTATCGTCAGTCGCTGCTTTTTTTGGAATTGATATCGAAGAAGAAAAACTACATGATGCACTTTATGATGTGTATCTGACACGAGAAATTTTCAAGAAGATTGAAGGTTAATAAATAATTAATAGGAATATTAGTAAAATGAACGTAGTGCTTGTCTTGAACCGATCATATGAACCGCTTCATACAATTTCTATCAAGAAAGCCATTTGTCTGATTATTAAGGGTATAGCAGAATTAGAAAAGGCTTCCGGAAAAGTATGGAGAAGTGTAAATGCGGAGTTTATTCTACCTTCCGTAATTCGTCTACTTGCATATAGTAAACTTCCAAGAAGGACGACTCGGTTGGGTAAGAGAAACATTATAATTCGTGACGAGAATAAATGTCAGTATTGTATGAAGAAATTCTCTTCGGCTGCTCTTACCATCGATCATATCATCCCCAAATGTAAAGGTGGTACTTCTAAATGGGAGAATATGGTTTCGGCATGTAAACGATGTAATAGTAAGAAAGCCGACAAGACCCCCGAAGAAGCCGATATGATTTTGAATAAGAAACCAAGTCAAATGACTAGTCATTCAAGAACCAATATTCTCAGAAATATTGCCAAAGGAAATCCTGACTGGCAAGAATTTATATATTGTTAGGATAAAAAAAATTATGAGTAATAAATCAATTTTAAATATTTTAAAAGAAACTAATGAGATAGAGGATGCCACACAAAGAGCATCCTTTCTTCGATTGCATATGCGCCCGACCATTAAGAAAATTTTGGCCTGTTTTCATAATCCTGCAATTGAATTTGAAAAGTTCGATGTAAAATATTCTAGTAGGTATAACTTACCAGGAATTTCTGATTCGTCTGTTGAAAACGAAGCCAAAAGATTATATATTTTCGAAAAGAAGTTTGTGATGGATAAGAAAAGAAAAGATCTTAGACTCACTCAAATTCTAGAAGGTTTTTATAAGGATGAAGCCGAACTTCTTTATGACTATATGTTAAAGAAGATTAACCCCTACAAAAATATCAATAAAGTTTTTATCCGTAATAACTTCCCGGAGATACTTATCGAAACATTGACAATGCGTAAGTAATCTGTTATAATAGAATAAAGGACCTTTTATATAATATGAATAATAATAATGTGATTAAACTTGACGCCCAAACAATCAAAATCTTAGCTAACTTCGCAACATTGAATAATTCTATTGCGATAAAAGAAGGTTCTGAGATTCGCACTATTAACACAGGAAGAACGGTGATGGCTGATGCTATTGTTGTGGATGTATTTCCTATTCCTTTCGCAATCTACGACTTAAGACAATTTCTCAATCTTCTCTCTTCTTTGTTCGACAAACCAGATATCGAATTTTTTCCGACTCATATGATCATTTCTAATGGCACTGATCGTACTAAGTTCTTTTATTGTAATGATAATTTAATCTCTAAGGCACCCGATAAGAAAATGGTGATGCCATCCGAAGATATTAAATTTGATCTTACACAAGAAGTCTTTCAGAAGATGATGAAGGCCACTTCTATTTTTGGTAGTTCTGATATCTCTATCGGTCATGATCCAGACAATAAAGACAATGTTCTCATTACTGTCTATAGTAATATCAACGATGCTTCTGCTTCTTCGTGGTCCAGTTCTATTCCTGGTGTCTATAAAGGAAAGTTTGATGCTCGTCTAAAAACTGAAAATATGAAGATTATCCCTGATGATTATTCTGTTACAGTTGCTATTGTTGATTCTACTGGTAAAAAAATCGGCATTACTTGTTTCGAGAATACTAAAGGCAATCTAAAGTATTTCATTCCTACCGAAGCTGATTCTACTTTCTAAAATGATTGCAAATAACATATGGACTGAGAAGTGGCGTCCTCAGTCCATTAATGATTGTGTATTGCCAGAAAACATTAAAAAATCATTCAAGAAATTTATCGAGAATAAAGAAGTTCCTAATCTTCTTTTTTGTGGTTCGGCGGGTGTAGGAAAGACGACTAGTGCGAAAGCTCTTTGTCGAGAAATTGGTTGTGATTATATTGTAATCAATTCTTCGGATGAATCGGGTATTGACGTATTAAGAACTAAGATTAAAAGTTTCGCATCTTCAATCTCACTTTCTTCTTATGGAATGCCTAAGGTAGTAATCTTAGACGAAGCCGATAATCTTCAAGCTAATTCTTTTCAACCCGCCTTAAGAAATTTCATGGAAGAATTTTCTTCCAATTGTAGATTCATTCTTACTTGTAATTATCCACAAAAGATAATTGAACCTTTACTTTCTCGTTTAACTATATTTAATTTTAATATTCCCACTAAACAGAAAGTAAAAATTGCCACGCAGATGATGAAGCGTGTCGAACATATTCTCAAACAAGAATCAATTGAATTTGAAGAGAAGGTCTTGCCTGAAGTTATCATGAAATTCTTTCCTGACTTCCGTAAGACAATTTCTGAATTACAATCTTACTATACACGAGTAGGTAAGATTGACATTGGTATTCTTTCACAATTAGATAGTATTGATGTATCTACTTTAATCAAGCACTTGAAAGAAAAGAATTTTACTTCTATGCGAAAATTCGTCAATGAGAATTTAGACAGCGATCCTAACTACATTATTAGATCATTATTCACTAATCTAGATAAGCATTTAGAACCAATTTCATTTGCTTCTATTATTCTAATTTTAGCCGACTACCAATATAAGTCGGCGTTCGTGGCCGATCACGAACTTAACCTGACAGCAATGTTAATAATGATTATGTCAGAAGCCATATTCAAACCTACATGATTGAACTAAAAGATGTACTTAAATCATTGAATCTAGAAAAAAACAAAGAACTTTTTAACGAAACAAATCAGAATGAGTTTCAGCCATATCTTATAAATCGTTTTTATTCTTTTTTTCCTGAGACACTTCTTATTGCCAATCAGATGAATTACAAAATGTCTTTACCAAGAGACATGCAATATAGATATCTACTCCAGACAATTCCTAAGAAAAGTAGATATACTGCTTGGATAAAAAATACATACTCATCTGATTTGTTGTTAATAAAAGAGTATTATGGTTGCTCAATTAAAAAGGCAAAGAACATATCTAAGTTAATTACAGAAGAAAATTTGTTAGATATTAAAACTTATTTAGATAAAGGTGGAATAAACAAAATCAATAAATAATAGTATACGGGATAAAATTATTTAATGATTATAAACAAAAAAGATTTAATTTCTACTTTTATTGAGGTAGAATTATTCGACGAAGATTGTTTTTTGAAGATAAAGGAAACACTGACTCGAATAGGCATTTCATCCAACCAAGACAAAAAACTTTTTCAGTCTTGTCATATCTTTCATAAGAAGGGTAAATATTACATTACACACTTTAAAGAAATGTTTGCATTGGATGGATTAGCAGATTATCTTGAAGATGATGATCTTTCAAGAAGAAATACTATAGCAAAGTTAATTCAAGACTGGGGATTATGTAAGATTGTCGGTTCTGTTTTGATAGAAGAAGATAAATCTACTGGTAAAAATATCTACTCTTATCCAGAAACTATGAAGATTTTCTGTCCGCTTAATAAGATTAAAATCTTAAATTATAATGAAAAATTCGATTGGACTCTTATTACTAAGTATTCAATCGGTAAAAAATTCGATACGTAAAACAAAAACCACTTCAATATTTTTTAAGAAGTGGTTTTTGTTTTTTTTACATTGATTCTATTGTGTAATAAGTGTAATTGAATGTCGCGTCGGTGCTAATAGGTGTAGTATCAGAAATAGATGCATCATATGTTAACGGCGAAAGACTAGAAGGCCATACATCGAAGAAATTAACTTTAATAATTGGATTAGACTTATTAGAAAGAATAAAGAGTGTTGCGTCGGAATATCTATTTTGTCTCGGCGAATTTTTAGAATTTGATCTATTCCAATCTTTATATTGTTGGAGTGATTCTGGATGACCAAGCCCAACCATCCAATCAAATATCTGTATGTAATTCTCTAAGTTTTCTTGTACAATAAAGTTAATCACAAGTGGATCAAAAACAAGCTTATCACCGGGAATTTTAAGATCAAGAAATGGAGTGGGTTGTATTGCTTCCCCTAAAGATACACCCGGAAGATTGACTGAATAAGACCAATAAACAACATCAGGAATCTTTTCGAATATAAGTTTAAATAGGGCCGGATTTGTCTGGTCGATATTAGTTGGATTGAAACTCATATTATTCCTCGTCTCCGGCTAAGAAAGCAATAATCTTTCTTCTGAATAATTCTAATTTCATCGGGTTTGGTTCCGATAAAGCGGCAGATAATTTCTTATTTTTCTTAGTAGACATTTCTAAGAAAGCATAAGTAGTTCCTTTTACATAAGAATAATTAGTTAATTTAATAATATTTTGTAACATTTTATCTGTTACTGAAAAAGAAGGAGTATCTACAAAAAGTGTATCATCATAAACCGAGATATACCATCTCAGATAACCAGAATTTTCGGCATAAAAAACATCAGAGAATTCATCTTCTTTTACTTCTTTTTCTGCATTAACTTTTTTTGTTTTCTTATCATATTCATACCACTTATGACGCTTCCCGAATTTCCCATCGGTGTCTACATACTTCCCGTCCAATCTAGCAAACAAAGAACCATGATCAATTATAGTTTTGTCCTTATATATTGGATGAAGTAATGCATCGATAATCTCGCCTTCTGGAGTGACAAAGCCCCAGTTTTTATAATCATTGGTATGCTTGCCTTCTTTAATTAAAAATTCTTTGAATGTTTTCATTAGACTATCTCTTTTATATTAATTACTAGATTATCAATACCACGAATGACTCTATTGAATTTCATACTACCAATAAATAAATTCATATCTTTTTCTAGTTTTATTGGTAATTGATTGTCGAATTGAAAGAACCAATCATTTCCTTCTAAGACAGTTACATTTCTATCATGTTCGTCTCT